GCCAGAGGGACGCAAAAGCGCACCCAGACCGGCAAGCAGCGTTGCAATCTGCGACAGTGGGCTATTGGCATAGGCGCCGGGAATTGGGCCTGTTTCTTGTGTCACGGTACCCATCGGAATCTTGGCGCCCTCTAGCAACTTGGCAAAGAATTGAGCCTGAGCCATCGGGTAGTCCATCATTTTTTGGCCTAAAGCCTGTTCTTGGGCGCCGTAGTCATACAGCGTCTTCAGCCCACCAAGACCTAGTTTCTGCTGCTCTTCGCCCAAAGCGGTAAACAAACGACCGGCATTCATTGCCCGCTCAAGGTCGGTCTGAGCAAACTTCCCGGCCTCGGTGTATCCCTGCTGGAGCGCCTGCAATTGTTTGCCAATCAGATCAGACTGGAGGTCACGCAAGACATTGCCGGTAATTTGCTGCTGCCTGCGGGAGCCAAACTGGCCGGTTCCGATAGCCGCACCGCCAAGGCTTGGCAGAATGTTCTCGCGGACATTGCGCTGGGCTAGACGGCCCATCTCGCCCACCACGCTCCGGGTGTAGGGGTTCATGTAGTCAGCAATGACATCGGGCACCGTAGTGGCCCCTGCCTCGCCCAGCAACTGGGATGCAGCCCCAAGCGATCCAGCACCCGAGAAGGCCACATCTGGGGCCATCTGGAGGGCTTGCTGTTGCAGGGGAGAAAAGCCTGCCACACCGCCCTGCTGGACGGCGTTCTGGCCTAGGTTTGCAATGTCCTGAAGATAGTTTGTATAAAACTCGGGAGCGACCTGCTGCTGCTCCGTCGTCTTGACTACATCGGGTGACGGGTCACCTTGGAAGAGTCCGGCCATGTCAATTTCCTTTCTTCAGGTACGAGGTCAACGGCTTGGACTTCGGTGGAATCTTGTTCAGCGGAGCCGACCGTTTATGTTTGCGAATGTTCTGCCTGAACTCGTCCAGCGCCTTCGCACCCGCCTTAGTCGAGCCATTACCAATTTGAGCCACTGTCTCGGCGTCAATCACATATTCGCCATCCGCCAGCATAGCCGGGATGTCGTCGGATTGGCCGTCGCCGGGGCCGTGTACCGATGCACCTTCGCGGAAGTCCAGACGGCCACGAGCAAACGGCACACTTGAGACCGCCGGTAGCCCGCCTTGCCTCATGGACTGCGTCATCTGCGGCATAACCAGACCGGTCTGCGGTAGAGGCATCTGAGGTTTCATCTGCTGAGAGCCCAGTCCACCGGGAGAGGGTGCTGCATATTGCGGGTTGTTGATGTTTTGTAGCGGATCAACAGGACGACCGAAGGTGAAGTATGTTCCTGAATCAGACATACCACCATCGGCCATCTTGTTCTCTTTGGCTACTTCTTCAGTTTCGCCTTCAGTCGGCTCCACAGTTCCTTGAGTTTCTTCAGCATAGTCATAGTCTCCTTCTCTCACCGGATTGAAACCGGGCGCATTCAGATTCCGATACAACTCGGTTCCGTAAAGATCGGGCATCTGATCACGGGCGCCATACTCACCGTAGGTTACATACTTGGCTGGGCCAAGGCCAAATTCGGTTGTCCGGGCCGGAATCAATCCAACCTTGGTCATGTCAATACCGGCATTGCGCTCCTGCGTGCCGCCGCCGAATAGATCGGCGTTGCTTAACAAAGCACCCAAAGCAGCACCGGCTGCACCTGCACCAAGATAACCGCTGCCTTTAACGCTCTCAATAAATTCATCGAGAGCGCTCTTTGCTGTTCCGTTTTTATTCGGTTCTTTAGGGGTCTGAGGTTTTAAAAACATTTTGTAGTAATCCCGAACGCTACCTGTACCCACATTAGCGATGTCACTCATACGGATGACATTGCCTTCATTATCCATTGTTGAGAATATATTTCCATCTCGGTCATAAACAATGTTTGAGCCGTCATCAAATCTTTCGATTCGGCTTCCATCATCAAAAATTTCAACATTCCCGCCATAGGTTGTACCGGCGGTTCCGCTAGTGGTTTTGTTTCCTAAACCTTCCCTCTGATTGAACGAGCGCACATTTTCAACGGCAGTATTTGCCTCGCTTCCCTCGTCACCATCTGCCTGATAGATTTCTCCGTCCTCGTCGTAAGTGATTGACGATCCATCGCTGTAATGCACGATGTAACTTCCGTCATCAAAGTATTCGATTTCTGCGGCGTCTAGATCAACAAAACCGCCGTTTTCAAAGGCGCGAACATCTCCACCGCGATTCATCATAGTGATTAAACCCCCACGCTTTCCACCTAACGGCTCGTATTCATATTCATAATCGTAATTGTCTTCTTCATACGGAATCTCTTCTTCTACATCTTTGTAGACATATTCATACTCTTCTTCGCCGGTATCTGTGTCATCGTAATAAGTGTCATAGCCTTCGTCCGATGTCCACATCCCAGCATTGGCGTCGTACAACAGATTTCCGATTGAGTCGTAAAGATTGCCATCGTTATCTGAATACTGGGCATCATATTTAGCGTAATAGTCTGCGTATCCTTCATCAGAAGTCCACATTCCAGCAGACGAGTCATACATCAGATTGCCGTCTGCATCGTACAGATTGCCGTAATCATCCTTGTAATAACCAGTTTCTTCTTTTGTTACATCAATCGTACTGTCATTTTTATCAGTTGAACCAATAACATTTCCGCCGTCGGTGTCTTCTTTAGTTGTGTCTTTGGTGTCTGTTTCTGGCGTGGAAGACTTTGTCATCATCGGCTGTACTACCTGTTTCGGTTTTGGTGTTGTTTTCTTTTGCGCCGGGGTTTTTTTTGTCAGTATCGGGGGTATGGCATTTTCATTTTTGCTTGTCACATCGGGTGATTTGGCGCCGTCGGTATTTTTTGATGAATTAGGAGCATTACCTTTTTCTTTTTTGGTGCCAAAGAGTTTGTTGTAAACCGCTTTTCCAGCAACACCGGCACCAGCACCAAGCAACGCCCCGCTTAGGGCGCTAGTCAATTTTGATGCGCCGCTCGTTGTGGCTTTTTTCTTAGTCAGCGTTGGGCGCTCGGTGCCAGCCAGTTTGGTGGTCAGGGTAGTTGTCTTGGGGGCGCCAGCGGCTCCGGTTGGTTTAGTGCCGCCGGTGGTGGCAGTTTTCGTGCCCTTGACAGCACTTGTAAGGGCCGCAGACGGCCGTACATCGGTCGTCGTTTTTGATGTGATTGGGCGAGTGGATACGCCCTTGCTCGGGGCTTTCTTGGCTGGGCCACCCTTGCTCGGGCGACCAGAAGTCTTGCCCATCAGGTCGCTAGGACGCTGAGAAACCAAAAGCCCACGGTCAGATGTGACCTCTGGCAAAGTTGATGTGAAGCGGCGCTTGGTCAAAATTGCCATGATTTATCCTTTTCTGCCAAGCAAAGAGGTGAGCGCGGCAATGTTGGTCACCGGGCTAAGTGTTCTGACATCTACTTTCTTGGGCGCTACTTTTGTGGTTGTCGTTGGTCTCAGAGTTTTGATGTCTGCATTTATAGGCACAGCAGTTCTCAAAGCAGACGAGGGAACCGATGTCTTGATGGTCTTGACCGGAACGCGACGAGTTACCGTCTTAATCGCTGGCTTTGTAATCCGACCCTGCAAGGATTTTGTAATGCCCTGACGGAGGGCGGAGGTCAATGCTCCGGTTGCAGCACCCGTTAAAGCGCCGGGAACCGATACGCCAAAGACTCCTTTTGCGCCTTGATCAACAAGATTATTTAGCCCGCCAATATCTGCAATTTTCTCACCGGTTTCGGTATAAGCCGACACATCGGGCGTTACTTGACTTAATAGGTCGCGGGTTGCGATGCTTGTTGGAGCGTCTTCTTCTGCGCCGGTTGTAATGGTGGAGATTGACTCAACAGTTGGGGCAATAGCAGAAAGACCGCCAATCGGGGTGGTATCAATAGTTTTCGTAGGAGTGACAGCGGTTAAGCCCCCCGTAATTGGAGTTGTATCACCTTCATCTGTCTCCACTTCATCTTGGAATGTCCCATTGATATCATCAATGACAGATGACGTTCCTCCCCTAACATTTAATCCAGACAAATCAATTTCTTCAACGGTATCTTCTGTGTCGCCTAAAAGACCTGTTGTGTCTGATCCACTGATGGTCGATACGGAAGAACTTCCGCTCATATCGGGGGAAGTAAATTTTGTCGAGTCATTCTCGATTACATCTGAAGCATCACCCGTATCAAAACCATCAACACCAGTATCAACCTCATTAACCAGAGTTGAGTTGATACCTGCGCCAGTGCCGAATGTAGTGTTGTTGTCAAGGTTGGTCAGCGTCGTTGTGGTACTGGTGTCCGCGTCGCCGGAGTAAAAATTTAAACCATTGTTTGACAACGTCGTGATGTCGTCGTCGGTCAGGTCGAACATAGTCTGGATATCACCAGACGTAAGATTGTTTGTGGACAGCAAATTGTTGACAGCGTTGATGTCGCGATTCTCCCAAGCATTGGCGAGGTCGGTAGCAAGTTCTTCGTCATCTCGGACGTTTCCTTCATCCGCCCCAACAATCTCGTTATTGGTGCTGATCACACTCTCAAACTGTCCCGCGATATTGTTGGTCGCAAAATTGGCAACACCGGTGGCTGTGGAGTTAATTACGCTGTTGGTGAACGCGGTATCAAAGTCACCTCGGCCAGTGATTTCGGCAGTCACGCCAGCGCCAATTGCTCTAGTTCCAGCGTTAATGATTGCGGTGGCGGTGTTTGTAGATAGGCCCGCATCAGACAGCGCGTCAACGAGGTCTGGCTTGACAAAATTGGTGAGTTCAGTGACGCCGCCAGTAACCAAAGTTCCAGTGAAAGCGCCAGCAAATCCGTCGTCAAAATCGCCGCCTTGAATCTCAGCGATTGTTCCGTTAATCAAGCCTTTGCTTATACCGTTGACCACCGTGTCGGAAACCGCTTGATTAACGATTGATTCACCAATCGCGGACGAAAGGGTTGAACTTATGGCATTGGTCACCATAGGGGAGATATAAGCAGTGCCAGCAGCAAGCACAATGTTTTCGATGTCTCCGCCTCTAGCGGCAGTGACAGCAGCCATCGTGACCGGCGCCGGTATGCCAACCGACTGACCAGCGATTGCAAGTAGCGTTGGAATCGGATCGTTAACAACGGCCTCAACGGCGTCACCGACAAACTCAACCGAGTCGCTGATGACATCGCCAACGGTCTCTACAACATCACCGACGGCGTCAACTACGCCGCCGCCGACATCTTCAACAAAATCAAAAACTGCGCTCATTATTCTTCTTCTCGCTTAGGCCCAAGTTTGAGGGTCACGCGGTAGCCAGTTTTTGTTTTTTCGGCTCTGTATCCCATCCCTTCTTGCGGAGGGCGACGCGAGATTGCTTTAAACACATTGATAATCGTCGGGTCTTCAAAATCTGTGACCATGGTATCGAAACCCATCTTGTAAGCCGCTTGCACCCACTCATAGGAGTTTTCTAAGTAATTGCGGGCTGTATCAGCATTTAATGCCCGAAAGGTTCCAACCCGGCCTTTTGCATGGTGCATAACAAAAATGGTGTTTCCAGCCCGAAAGGTCGAAGTTCCTTTGACATTCATCTCTTTGACCAGAGCGGCATAAACAGTCGCAGCCGGGTACTTCGACTTGGTTTCTTGAGCGGCAACCATCAGCACCGCCTCGTCTTTCAGTTTTTGCTTTTTGCTATCGACCAGCATCACAGCCCCTCAAAAATTGCGGCGGAATAGATGTTGCCCATCCCCGCCGCCAGACTCAAGATGTAGCCCTTCTGGGGCTTGACTGGCTCCGAAAGGAATACCGAATCGCTTTCGGTTCGATTATCGATTCCCGGCACGAATCCCTTTTGAATGTCTTCTAGCAATAATAATGATTCCAGCAATCCGCTGGAACCCATGGTGTGCCCAATTTTTGGCTTGTAGGAGGTCGCAACAAAGTCCTGAAGGCCAGACCCTAAGACGGCGGCTTTCTCGGCCTTGTTGTTTGATTCCGTGCCGGTGCCGTGGGTTTTCACTATCTTGATGTCATGGCGCATGACCTTGCCATGAAAGCAAACCCCGTCTATGGCCTTTTTGAAACCATCGCCGTCCTCGCACTGGCCGATGGCATTGGTCGATGGCTCCGAGGCGTTATAAGCCGTCACAAGCCTCGCCTTGGGGGTTCTCTGGAACCGCTTGACAGCCCCTTCTGACTCAAAGACTGCCAGAGCCGCGCCCTGACCTACATAGAAGCCGCCGTTCTTGCTATCAAAGGCCGAAGGCTTCTTGCCGGTTGCGCCCTCGTCCTTGGCCGTTAAAACGGCTTGGGCCTGCCCAAAAAACTCCAGCACGGCATTGGAAACGCCGTCCTCGACCGTTAGAACAATTACCCGGTCAAAACCATAGTGCTTCATTAAAACCTCGACATCCATCATCACCTTTAGGCTGCTGGCACAGGCCGAAGAGTCGGTGGTGATCATGTCCATATTGCCAAACGACTGAGCCGTCCGGCCGGCATAGACTTGCGTCAGGGTAAAAGGCAGGAACTTATAGTTATAGGTCAACTGGCTGTCATAAGGGCGCTGGTTGATTCCGGCAAAGTGTGCGTTGCCGCCAGCAAGTATGAAAGCCGTTTTGCCAAACTGCTCTTCCCGCAAGGTTTTGGTTAATTCTGGATCAAGAACCTTCTCGGCTAGACGGTGTGGGATGTAGAACATCCCGGTCTTAGACTTGTTGTAGGTCTCTGGAAACCAATGAACCCGCTGGGGGTACACAATGTCATCCAGTAGATCGGTGTGGCTTGTGGCCGCAGTACGGTAGTGCGTCAGGTAGATCACTTGATGGCCTCCCGTGCCTCTTCGACCGATGCAGGCTCTGTAGTTTTGCGCCTCATTAGATAGTCGAAGACCTCCTGAACGGAGGCCGGATGCCAATCTTTCGTTTCGTTGTCCTCTGGAATTCCGTAGAGTTCGCAGAAGTACATTGTCATCACTAAGCCGTCGAGGCTGTCGATTCCAATGTCTGCCAGTTTGTCGTCCATGCTTTCCGCAGGCGCCTCTCCGGCGTGCGCTGGCCGCGCAATATCGGAAACCATATTGAATAATTCGATGAAGTTCATTGCCGCTTACTATACTTTTTGGTTGACTGCGTTGACCAAGGCCGCAGCCCAGTCACGCCAGTTCTCATAGTATTGGGGAGATGGAATCGCCTCGTTCATAAACACATCGATGGCGTTGACGCCGGAAGCCCATGCCCTCCATTCAGATTCAGGTACATTGATTGCAAGTTGCTGACCTGCATATGCCTCACACATAAGACTCGACCATGAGTCCCATGTTTGGTAACGAGGATCGTATACAAGGGCCAACGCCATTAGTAGCCCCTTACATCGCCAACGTTGGCGTTTAGCAAGACTCGGCCCATCTGATAATCGCCGCCTGCTATGTTGCTGGTGAACCGCAGCCGCAGTTCACGGCGCTGCTCCCGCATATCGATCTTGCCGGTGTCTGAGTAAAAAAAGTAAGGATCAGAAATCTCGTCTTCTTTCTGAGCGTATGGCCTACCAATGACTTGAAGAGACATTTCGCCAGACTGCACAAAGTCAGGCTCAACACGCTCTAAATGCAGCCAGAAGTTGTCCCCGATAGCCACCGTCTGTGCTGGGCCACCACCAACCCAGCCAAGGTCTGATGTCTCAAAGAATGATTCAATTGCGACAACGCTTTGCCCGACAATTTCATCTGAACCAATTTCATGTTGCCACAGCGTGATCTTGTCAGGAAGCGTTGTAAAGGTTGCGCTGACTGCCACGCCGGTTGCTGTTGCGTTAATTAACAACCCTGTATTTGGATCAAAAATCTGAACATCAAAATACCCAGCCGTGGCGCTTGGAACAATGGTTTTGACCACGGCGCCAGTTGGCACGTTTGCACACACCACCTCTTGATTCAGGCCAATCAGATTGGTAATTGGAACATTGATCGTGCTTGACCCGTTGGTTGTATCAATCGAGGTTGTGAAGATATTTTCTGCCACCGACAACTCAGACCCAGCGTTGATTGGGAACCTGAAGACCTGAGAAAAGTACCCGGCAGTGCGTTTTGCGCCATCACCAAATCCAGCGTCGTACCAGCAGTTCTCTCGCACGTTATAAATGATGCAATTGTTGCATTCTTCAGACGTACCAGACGGATAGAACCACCAAATCTCGCCAAAACGAGGAACCTTTGTGGCCCATACTTTTTGACGTTGCGTGTAGTTCAGGTTGTCAAAAAAGAAGTTTTGATTGAAAGCGTTTGGAATCTCTTTGACCGTGCCGTTATAGAGCAGGAACCGGTCTACGCCAATCCAGTAGAAAATGCCGTCGTACTCAATAACGCATTGCGAAGACAGGATGGAAGTCTGGGACGAAATGATGTCATAGCGCCAAAAGAGGGTCTGAGCGACCCCGCTGACCGTAATGGTTGATGGTGCATAAGAGACTCGAATCAAGGAGTCAAGCGCCCAGAAAAGACCAGACGGTGAGTTTGACCCACCTCGAACCGGCAAGCCTTTTACGATTTTGGTTGATGCTACGTTAGTCTCATTTGCGTCTGCGCCATTCCAATCGTATGGATCGCCAGCAACAGAATTTTGAATTAGCCCGTTGTCTCCGTAAACAAATACATACGGGTGCAAAACAACCACGCCACCAGAAACCTCAATAGTGTTTCCGGTTGGACTGGCGCCATTGGTGTCTTTTAGGGGCGCAAGCACGGTGCCGTTAATTGGCCCGCCAAGCACAGCCGTGTTAATCGTTGCGTCAATCTCAGTAAGGTTTTGTCCCGGATGAGCCAATAAAAAGTTAGCGCCAGCGCCTTGAGCATCAAACAATGAGTCAAACTGCCAAAGGTTATCAGTGATTGCCGTAAACTCATCGTCTACGGTTGCAACGTTCACTGACCATCCAGAGCCTGTTCCGCCAATTGCTGTATTCGCGCAAGTTAACGTATTGCCTGCTAAATAATAATTGCCGCCTGCGGTGATGGTTACGGAGGTTACGGCGTTACCAGAAACTACGATGGTGGCCTCCACGCCTGAGCCGGTTCCCCCGGTTAGGGCCACAGTGGAGTAAGTTCCGTTGGTGTATCCAGTTCCCCCTACCAAGGTATTGGTAGTCAAAACCTCGCCGCCAAACCGCATCTCTGAAGTGCCAGCACCGATGCCGTTGTTGTCAATGTCGGTTACTTCAATGCCTTCGTCGTAACCGTTAAAAATCTTGTTGATACCGTCTTCAGAATTCACATAAATGCCTCTGGACAGACCATCTGATTGCGTTGTGATGGCTCGATATCCGCCAATCTTTCTAGGCCGACCGCGTTGAAATCTGACCCACTTACCATCCGAATAGAAATTCTTGTCGAAGTAGGTTCCGTCCCGCTGGATACCGGGTTGCGTATCAATCGAGAAAACCTTCTTGGTCATTAAAATGTCCCGCCAGAAATGCCAGAAGTAAATGTTCCGGTCGTGCCGGTTACACCACCCGCTATCGTCAATCCAGTAGCAGCAAGAATGAACCGGTTAGTACCAAGGATAGAGATATCAAACTCACCGGAACTGCCTCGATATACGCCGGTAGAAGTCTCACTTGCAAACTTCAGAGAAGGCGCACCTACAGTTCCATCGTCAAGGCTGATGTTGGATGTTCCGGCCAAAACCGTGTTGGCGTTAAAAAGGTTTGTAGAGTCGCAAACCAGCGTGGCTTGGTTACCAGCATCAATCGTTGCAGTACCGCCCAAGCCGGTAGAAATTGTCACCGTGTAGTTGCTAACGCCTCCGACTGTCTCGTTGATGATGTAGTAGACCTGCACGGTAGCAGGCACGATGATGGTGACGTTGCCTGACAGTGTGCCGGTGTACTTTTGAATGACGTTTGATGCCTCGCCTGCGGTCAGCGTATAGGTTCCAGTTGTGACCGCTTTGGTCAACTGCGTAAAGTTAAATTGCGTTGACTTGCCAAGGCCAACGGTATAAAAGGCCGTGCCAGAGCAAACTAGTACGCAAGAGTCCGTGGGCTGAAGAACGATAAATGCAGAGCCGTTAACCAGCGTACCGCCAGAGGGCGCAACCGTCAGCGCCCCGCTGCCCGCATTTCGCAGCAACACAAACCAGTTGTTTCCAAGGGTCGTGGCTGAACCCAGCGTTAGCGTTCCTGCCCCGCCAGTCCAGACATATGCTTGAGCGCGATAAGTGATGTCTGCCGTAACGTCACTGTTAAAAGTCGTGACTGGATGGCTTTGATTGAGCGTAGTCGTTATTGCAAGCAAGCCGTATCCGGCAAGCGTTGCAGCATCAGCAGAAGATGACCCAGTGCCAAAAGCGATGATTCCCCAAGTGCCTTGATTATTTGGGTTGGCAGTGATGTAGATGTACTTTGATTCACCAGCCGCAATCGTGATGATTGTGTTGGTTCCTTCGTAATCCTTGACCGTAAACGAATTAGCACCAGTATTTCTGATCAAGGCGTCCTGACCAACCGATGCTTGATCGGCTGGCGGCATATACAAATTCAGGCCAGCAGAACTGGCGCTAACCTGCATAATTCGAGCGGCGTAGTCGTCAGTTGCGTTGCCGTTGATCGGCCACTCCAACTGAGTGTTGGCTGTTAGGGTAATGTTGCGGAATGAGACATCCGTCGGCTGAATGACGTTTCCGGTAAATGGGCTGTTATAACTCATGATCAGGTATCCAATACGGCTGCTTGACGGTCACCGATACGCTGGATGTCTTCTTGCTTCAGCGTCTGCATGATCAGATCGTACTGAGCCTGCCACATCGGGATGCGCTCGTCGTTTTTAAGAAACGGCATAGCCTGAAGCAAGGTGCCATAAAGCAGCGCCTGCGGTGCGTAGATGGTGAACCAGTTTGTCTGGTTAGATGAATCAAGGGGCTGGATACGCTCGTAGTACAGCACCTCAAAAGCATAATCATCGTCCGGCGTTGGAGCCACCAGCCAGTGGGTATAGTCGTAATCGCCGTAATAAAGCGGCACATCCGTCTGAGTGGGATCGGGCCAATACTCCCTCAGATACTCGTATTTACGGAGCAAAATTGGCTGCTTGACCCCGGCCACGGTCACGTTCATGGAAACCGTTTTATGCCAGCGGGCGGGCTTATCGATGATCGGTTGGCTGGCCGTCATCGTGGAAGTCATGGGAGTCAGGTTCCCAAGAAACTTAATCTGGCTGGCAATGACTTGCTCGGCCAGCATGATGAAGGTGGGAATCTTGGCAAGTGTTGCCGCGTCGGTTCTCTCAAGGTAGGACGAAATATCGTCTACAAGAGAGTCATAGGTCATTACCGCAGCAGTCGTCATTACCACACCTTCTTCTTGATAGATTCAGGCTGTGGGACGAATTGCTTGCCTTGTCTTGTGCCCTCTCGTTTGGCACGGGTCGTGGCACCGTACTCTGCGGGAGTTAATTTCTCGCGGGCTTTTTTCGGCAGATACCGTTCCCCAGTAGCCTTTTTACCCTGCGTGGACGGCTTACCGGATCGGGTGCCCCAATCTTCTCGCGTCCACTTACTTAGCGAATTATCCGCCTTTTTTGGGCCTTTGTAACCACCTCCGGAAGACTTGTACTTCTGAGTCGCTAGTTGCGCTTTTCTGGCGCTCCACTGACCGGGGTTACCCCCTTTGCCCGAAGCCTTGACAAAGGCGACGATGCGCTTCCATTTGCTTGGGTCTGCCTTAACGGCTGAACTCATCTATACCCCCATCAATGCACGTTCGGCTTCTCGCCGTTTTACCAGACCGGGCAGAACCTTACCGCCCCCCCTGACCCAAAGCATCAACTGTTCTTTTGCGCCCTCCCAGTCTTGCGCGTTGATCTTACGCTTGAGGGTGCTGGTTTGGAGCCTGCCGACCCCAAGGTTGTATGCAAAGTCCACGATGGCATTTAACTTTCCCCAGTCATTGGCTGTCACGGCAAGCGTCAGCAAGATCGGGCACTGACGAATTGCGCCCGGTGCGTACCGATGCATCAACTCAGAGATCAACAAATTTCGAGCCGTGGGTTCATCCATCGGCGGGTCTTGCATGGTGACCTTGCGGCCATCGGCGTAGAAAGTCAACCCGTACCCAATGGTGGGCACGCCAGCCGGACAGAGGTAGGGGTTTGCCCTATAGCCCTCGAATCGACGGCATAGTTCGGTCGCAATCTCTAAGTTCATGCCAGACCACGCTTTGCCAAAGTCCTGTCAAGAATCCAGTAGTTGACAACACCAGAAAGCAGGGCCATATCATCCACGCCCCAAGCCGACTTCAGCACCTCAAGCATGGGTTGGCCTGCGGAGTACGCCAACGCGATAGAGGCGGTCTTGGCCACGCCGTAGAGGAGCAAGAGGTAGTAGGTCATCACCGGGCGCACAGAAGCGCTCAGTGAGGCCACCCAGCCCCCTGCGGCCTTGACCATCTCGGTCTGCTGGTTGATTGCTGCCTTGAAAGCACTCATGACACCCGCATCAACGGCCATGTCGCGCTGGGCACCTATCTCTTCTAGCCTAATCTGTCCGCGTGCTT